AGTTGTATGATTACCCATATAGAATGGAGAGAATGTCATTGTAGCTCCATTGCAGCTTATATTAGGACCGTAATGCTGTCTAGATGGTGCTCCATTATTCTGGAATTGCACCGCCTGATTAGTTACATTACCTGTCGCAGCTGCAACTGGGTTACTTACATTTTTATCTCCTTCAGCACGGGCTGGTGCTATTGAGAGAAGACTGATAAGGATACCGTAGTAGAAGTAACATCGATTTCTCTGTCTATTACTTCGACTGATAGCACCTGACTGGCTGCTCTTTCTACTATTTCTAGTGAAAAAGGATCTCCAGCTGTATGTAGTGTGTATATCGAATCTGTATCGGCTAAGCCTCCTGATGAGGCTGATGTATGAGTGATGTTTTCCCCACTCCATTTGCTTAATGCGGACCCATAGGTGGTCGTCGTTATTTCCTCGACGATCTCTTGGGTCATTGTCGTTGTACTGTTCATCGACCCCTGGGTGAAGTTTGGGGTTACTAATTCTGCTCTCGCTACCGTGGGTGATGCCAGTAATAAGAGTACTAGCCATTTCTTCATGTTTCCTTTTTTTCCTTTTTACTATTACCGTTACTACCAGTAGTCAAACCGAATGTTGCAAGTGCTCCAGTAAAGACACTGGCAGGAAAAGTGATGTCCCCACCTGGGCTTTTCTTAATCATAGGTATTTCAACATAGTTTAATGTAATAATAAAACCACTCCATACCACAACACCAAGTCTGACAAATGTACCAAGAATTTGGATTTGGTGTTCTTGATCCTCTGCAGCATCTTTCAGCTTTCCGAGGAGTCCTTTTTTTTCTTCCGCTGTTCCTTCCATTTATCAATCTTACCTTGTAGGAATTTTTGTAGTTTTTTCTTTATTTGATTAAAGAATGGTGTAGCTAGAGTGGTGGTTGCTACAGCCGCTACAGCTGCATAGGTAGCAGTTGCTACGACTTCTGCAGTTGGTAACGGCATCTGTATATCTAATACAGGTAACTGTACACTAGGAACAGTTGGTGCCTCTTCTGTAGCCTCTGCCTTTACCCCTTCAGGAGCCTCCAAATCACTCGGAGGGATCACTATAGGGGTATATCCAGGTATACGAGCTTCAGGCGGCTTAAACTCGATTTGCATTGTAGGTAGAGACTTAGGAGTTTTAGGTACTCTTATTTGCAATTAAGAATGCTTTATAGTCTAATTTGACTTGATTAGTCCATGCAGCGTTGCAGATTGCCTGAACATCTGCATCTTCTCCAGATATATTAGTAGCTACTAGGGTATCACTTGCATCAAGTGTGCCAGGAACTAATACTTTACGATGAAAACTTCTTGTAAGTTCTTTACCATCTTCTTTAATGATGGTTGCAGTTCTTACTTGAATGTTCCACTTGTTGACGACTTCTATTTTGTCGTTTTCAGTTGTCTTTGTAATTGCCATTTTTAAGGAAGCTCTCCGAGCTAAATAGGTTTAAATGGTGCTTAGTTTATAGACGTGCTAACGGTCTATTAAGTTACATAATGAAAGTTAACCGATATCTTAGTACTTGTGCTTATGTCTCCACAAACATCACCTGTAAAAAGATTACTATCAGCGAAACCTATTTGAATGTATGTGTTGTTGCCAGAAGTAGGTTGTGAAGTGTAGTCTTGTACATCTTTTGTTGCACCTTGTACTTGTACCCATCCCGTAACTCTTTCTGACTCTTCGGTTCCTGATGCTGAAGTGAAAGGTAAATTTAAACGTAATTGAGCACCATTTGGACTGCTTACAGCACTAACTCTAATTCTTCCAGTAACATAAACTACCCTTCCAATTTTAGTATAATAAAGTTGATCATAAGAACTATTAACAGTAATAGTCCCACTAGTGAGACAGGTCAAAGTTGCCGTGTATAGACCCTCTTCATACGAGTCGAGCAACTCACTTGTCATTCCTGCTGCATTTGTCTGAGAAGCAGCAAAGTTAATACCGTGACCAGTAGCTCCTATTACTAGATCGCCGTCAGTTATTGTAAAATCAGCCGAGTCAACTTTTGCTCTTTCACTACCATCAACCCTAAGGCTTATTTTACTTGAACCTATAGCATCATCTTCGTCTGCTTCAATACGAAGTGCAGTATTATCAAGGGTTATTTCTCCATTGTTATTTGTATCGGAATCATCAAATCTAATATTAGGATTCTGAGCAGTAGTAGAGATACTTGCAGTAAAAGTTGGAGTTATTTTTGAACCTGCAATAGCTGCTGAAGCATTTATATCAGCATTTTTTATCTCACCGTCTTTAATACCTTCCGATTTTATTTCTGTTAATGCCATTAGTCTGCTGCCTCCGGTGTGTTACCTGCTTCTAACCATTCTTGATATTCAATATAGTCAGCATTATAAGTAGCTTTTGGAATACAACTAATAGTTCCATTATCTAATGTTCTTTCAATAAAGTTTACTTCCTTTCCGTATTCATTTTTTGGATAGAGTTTATATTTAGTAGCCATAATTTATAGGTCTGCAGAAAATTGTAATTCACCACCGTCTTCGTGGAATTCTAGTTCACCACCTTGACCGCCAGTAACATGATTAGATCCTTTATCCCATTTCATCGTACAGGATTTAGGATTAACAGTAGTGTTTGTACTATGGATTGCAAAATTATGCCAATGTGCGGTTGAACTAACATCAGAAGCTTTAAATTTACAATCTTTTGAGACACCATTCACATTACCTGTATATACGGGTACTTCCCGCATAGGGACAGGAAACTCGACGTTTACTCGGACTTCTTGAGCATCTAAAGCATAACCTAAAATTCCTGCGGTATCATACTGATCACCTTTTATATTGAAAAAGTACCTCTGACACCGAGCTAATTCATCACCATACGATCTATGTTCAAAATCAGTAGCAACATCTCCTACTTCTAATTGCCAACCTGTAGTTTCAAATGTTGCATCATCTGCTTGCCACCAGTCAGTTCCACCTGTTGGGTAATCTGGGGTTCTTGTACCAGTGGCATAGTTAGCCCATTGATTTAAAGTAACTCCAGAATCTGTCAAATCTGTCCCCAAAAAAGGAGAAATATAAACATATAAACCTGGCCCAATATCATCATCAAATCTTAAATCAGCATGTCCAGGGATTGTCTTTGTTATTTTAGTCCAAGTATCAGCAGATAAAGTCCCTGTTTCAAATGGATATGATTTGTCATTTGTATCTACTGCTCTTAAATATCCATAAAAATTTTGATTAGTACTTGATTTAATCCAAAAAGAAAATGTTATATAACTAGAAGTTGATGTATAGTTCCATCCACTACCTGCCATATCTTGAGCTTCAATTCTTTGCTGCATGTGTAAATAATCAGTAGAACCTTGACTTGTTTGGTTTCCGTTAGTGATTTTCCATGTTTTTCTGAAACCTAAATTATATGGTGTAGTACCACTGGCTACAGTACCTTGTGATATAGTAGGATTTTCATCTGCTCCAACATAATTAGACTTAAATCGATCTAAAGTATTATAACCAGAAGCTGTGGATGTAGTACCTCTTTGAGCAATTAACATTGCGCCATTATCGAGTAAATTTCTTCTGCTTAGATTATTAGTCGCCTTAACTATACACGCTCCACCAGATGTAGAGCTTTCAATTTGATTTACTTTTAATGTACTCATAATTAAGTATCTCCTAAACGAATGAACATGACGGCGGTTTGTAACCCGTCACTTGCAGTAGTAGTACCTCTAACTGTACTATCAGTGCCAATTGAGGTCGCATAAAGCTTTACCTTTACATTAGTAGTATTTGTTACATCTAAGAATGAAAAACCCGTAGCGTTTCCTGTTTTAGTTCCCCCACTAGCGTCATTTTGTCCATCCATTGCAATAGTATTAACCCCATAGGAACTATTGTTTGTTGTCACTTGTATCTCAACACCAACATTATCATTGTCGTGACAGTTATAGAATCCTTGAATAATAACTAACCATTTACCAGTACTAGGGAAACTCCAAGTATCACTAGCTAATGACATTCCAGTGCCAATCTGTGCCGCTGAACCAGGCCATGTGTCAACACTTCTAGCCCAATTAGTTAAATAACCGTTAGATGATTTGTTCTGGGTTAAATACCACTGATCAAATTCACTGAAAGGTAATGTTGTAAAAGTAAGTGATCCGGCTACTGAACCATTAGTCAATGCCTGGTTGGCGGTACCTACACTTGTAGGTAATTTAAGAGCTACATCAGAAGTAGCTGGTGCACTTGTAGGAGGGTTGAGCGATACAGCATTACCTCCTGAATGATTTAATTTTATTTTACTCATGTTATGTATCTCCTAAACGCATGAAAGTTACACCTGTTGACATTCTATCATCCGAACCTATACAATCAGCTGCACTCTCTGCTCCAACCCAGAATTTTACTTTACAATTAGATGTATTTGTTATGTCAAGTATTGCTATTGCTGTAGAATACCCGTAAACATTATCACTGCTACTATCAAAAATTGAATCATAAGCACTAGCAGCTTGTGCATAACTACTATTGTTTGAAGTAAAATAGATTATACAGCCAGCGTATCTACTTTTATCAGCATCTTGCATGAAAGACCTAAAATCAACATGCCATTTACCTGTCGAAGGAAAAGTAAATATACCAGAACTCTGAGTCATCCCAGTTCCTATTTGTTCAAAATTATAATCATTTCTTTCCCAACTAGTATCAAGATCTTCGCCTCCAGCAGCGATAGCTTGAGTAGCACTTATTCTCCATTGATCTACTTCTTGTATACCTTTTACTGAACCAGCAGCTTTTGCTACTGTTACTGCATTAGCCGCCAGCGTATCTGTATCTACTATTCCATCAGGTAAGCCGCCTACAGAGATTCCTGTGACGGTACCGTTTCCATTAATTGTTATTGACATTAGATTACCGTCCAAGATTCACCAGCACCAATTGTAATAGTGATACCAGAATTTATAGTTATAGGTCCAAATGAACCTGCGTTGTGGTTATTAGTTATAGTGTAATCATGGGTAACTGCTTGTTCATTTTCCCAGAAAATCCTATTAAGATTGCTATTACCACCAACAGCACCAGCTGAGTTATTTTGCCAAGTAGGATCACCATTAGAATCTGCTTGAAGAACTTGTCCGCTAGAACCAGCATTTAATACTGCTGGATCTCCATTAGCATCTCCATAGATAATCTTACCTCTAGCTATTCCTGCCATCTTAGCAAGAGTAACTGCATTATCAGCTATCTTATCTGTAGTTACTGAATTATCTCCAGGTGTAGGAATACTAACAGCAGAACCAGCTTGAATAATAAATACACTATCTCCACTAGCTAAGTTAGATCCGAATACAATAGTATTTGTATCAGCTAATGCAAATCCCTCACTAGGAGCAGATGTACCTGTATTAGCTTTCTGTATTACACCATTTATACTAACTGTTAATTGAGCTGCATTTGTTACAGTAGCTGCTACACCAGAATTACTACCATCTCTTAGATCATATGTAGCAATACTACCATTTAAGGTAGGTGCTCCAGTACCTCCAGCTGGACATAAGAATAAGTATTTAAAGTCTCCAGTGGATGTAACTTCACCCCAAGCAGATTGTAAATCTGTAGTACTTGTACTGGCTGCTGGAGCATCGAAAACATACATCTTACTAGTTGATGTATTCCAATACATGTCACCATCACAAGGAAATGATCCACTACCAGTTCCATTAGCAGCACATAAACCAGTTGTAGGTGCAGCATTAGTTACTCTATATCTAGCACCAAAGTCGTTAATATCGCCACTAAGGCTAAGTAGATCAGCTTCTTTAAGTGTTGCTTTATGGTAGTTATATATCTGACCAGAGCCAGTAGAACTAACCATCATTGCAACACCAGCATCAACAGTGGTATTGTTAAAGTTAGAAGCTATGTTATTAATAGTAACCGTTGAACCACCTACAGTTCTACCTGTAGTACTTCGAACTACTCCATCAACTGTGCTTACAACTAAACCTCCAGCATCAGCTATACTGATTACAACACCTGATGAAGGTTGTGTATTAGGAAACGCTGCATCTGTTGCTATAACTTCAAGACCACCAATAGGGGCTATTTGAGCAGCGACATAATCAACAACAGCACCTGATGTAGGTAGTTTAGTATCATCATCTGTAACAGTAGTAGATTTTAGATCAGTAGCTAGTTTAGCAAGTGTTATGTTTGAATCTGCTATCTTACCTGTAGTTACATTTAGATCAGTAATCTTAGATGTTATTACTGCATTACTATTTAACTGACCAGCTTCAATTGTAGTTCCAGCTATTTTTGCACCTGTTACAGCGTTTGCTGCTATTTTAGCTGTTGTTACTCCTAAGTCATTTATTTTACCTGTAGTAACCTGTGAGTCTGCTATATGATCAGTAGCAATACTTCCATTTGCATAGTGTTCAGAATTTATAGCATCATCTGCAATCTTTGCACCTGTTATAGCATCTGAAGCTATTTTACCTGTAGTAACCTGTAAGTCTGCTATATGATCAGTAGCAATGCTACCATCTGCATAGTGTTCAGAGTTAATAGCATTGTCTGCTATCTTAGCATTTGTGATAGCATCAGCTGCAATCATTCCTGTATTTACAGTTCCTACATCTCCAGTGGTTAGAATTCCATAAGTACCAGCACTGTTGTTAGGTAGATTGTAAGTTTGATCAGCTGTTGGATCAGTTACACCAAGTTTAGTTTCGTGAGCATCAGACGTAGTGCCTTCAAAAATAAGATCAGCACCAGCGTCTAATGTTAGATCTCCAGTCATGGTTCCACCAGTATTACTGAAGTATCTTGCTCCTACCTCTTGAGTTTTATATAAGTTTTGTGTATAGTTATCATTTAAATCTTCTGACTTGATTGCTGATCCAGCATAAAAGGTGGCTGCTAGACTGTCTACGTTTGTCTCTCTTAATATTTTGATTTTGGCTCCAGTAGCGGGAGCAGTATTAAATTGTACCGTGGTAGCGTTGGCGAATGTCCACGCAGTAGTCACGGCTGCGTCAACCTGTACTTGTACGTCGGTTGACTTTAGATATGGAAATGTGAAGGAGTAATTGGTGGTGGAATTATTACCCACGTAGTCGTTATGTGTGACAGCCATAATTGTTGTTATTTAGACATTTGTAATAATTTACGTGTTTCTAGTTCTTTTTTCTGCGCTGATACTGCTCCTCTTACATCGCCTTGTGACATTTTTTTATCTGCTGTACGTTGATGTAAGATAGTGTTAGCAATATCTGGTCTTGTTGATATTAACTGAGCTTCAGCTAATGCTTGTGCATCTCTGATTATTTTATCTATTTCTTTAAATAAAGGTAATCTTTTAGTTTTAATTTTAACAAGATCATTGTCTAAATCAGCACCACTAGCTCTATGAGCACGAAGTAATCCTACCTGTTTCTTATATTTAGGATTCTTCATTAAAGGTATTAGTTTTTTATATAATTTCATTTCACCTATATACTTATATATCTCTTCTCTTTCAGTTTCAGAGTATTCATAAGAACCTGAAGAATCTCTTTTCAATCTACTTAAACCATCCCATCCAGTAGTAAGTAGCCATTTTCTCCACTCCTCTTCTGTACCACTAACTTTAACAGGATTTATAGAATTCAGTATTCTTAAGAATGGGTTATCAATATCATTAAGAGGTTCTCCTGTCCATATATCAATCTGTTCTGGTAAGAAACTAGAAGCTATAGGCATTTTATTCTGAATGTATTTAATGATATCAGATTGTATATCTTTTTGTGAAGATGTAATAGCATTACTTACAACACCTAAAGCACTTGATTGAGGTATCATAGATCTAGCTGAGTTAGCAATTAATCTAGACCATCCTGATAGATCACCGTTAGAGGCTGCTATAAGCGGCTCTAAGCCCTGTAAAGGAGTCTCGTTAAGGAATGTAGCAGAAATAGTCCACATGATCTTAGACATAGCATCCTCCATAAATGGTTGATCTAAATCTCTAGCATAGTATGCCATATCTCCTAATATACTTAGTATAGGATCTACACCAATCACACCTTTATAAGATACCCACTTACCACCTATATTAATAGTTTTAGGTTGATAGCCAAGTTGATCTCTTTCTTTAGTTCTACGACTAGCATTATAGTGACCATTACCTCTTATGTTACCAGCCATGGAATAGTCCCATAGACCTTTAGTTAAGAGACTACTGAAAGCTAATCTGCCTGTATATTCAGCTCTTAAGTTTTCAAATAGTACTTTAGCATTTGGAGTATTAGCAAAATCTATACCATGTTCTGCTAAAGCTGCTGCTATATCATCACTTGTCCTAGCATATAAAGTCTTACTATATTTATTGATACCTGGAATTAAACTAATAGGTGTCCAAGATAAAGCATTCTTTACATAGTTACTACCTGTTCTAGGGAACATGAATAAGTACTTAGATATAGGATACGCTGTAGTACCTTGGTTTATCCAAGTAGCTAATCCATCATCTAAGTTTAAGGATACTTCTCCTGATATAGCTTTAAGAGCCTTATCAGTCATTATACCATCTGCATCAAACATTTCAGAATAATGATTCTTTTCTGCTTTATGTATCTTTTTCCAATCAGCAAAACCGAATTCATTAAATACGTCATCATATGCTCTCATTCTAGATAGATAATGAGCTAAATGTGTTTGACTGAATACATCAGTAAAAACCATGCCTGTCATACCATAACGTAATGCCTTTAATTTAGACATATCCATCATAGTCTTAGCCATGTCATACTGTATTATTCTACCATAGTTCTGTTCAGCTTCCCATACTGGTCTCATATCTTCCATTATTTCCCAAGTCTTATCTTGCTGGAATATAAAGTCTTTACGATATGATTTCATCATGAATTCAGGATCATTGTTTGCCTTCTTCATCATAGTAAAAGCATCTTTCAATGCTCTCCTATTAGTTTCAAAGACAGCTCCATTATAATAGAATGATCTCTTTAGTCCTTCAAAGTCATCAGCAACTCCCCAGAAACCATGACCTAATATACCTGTAATAGGTTTTAGAATAAGTTGTGAAGTATTACCTACACCAGCTCTAAAAGCTGATAGACCAGATAGTACATTATTATATATAACACCCCATGCAGATCTAGCAAATAAGTTAAGTTGTTTTGGATCTGGACTCTTTAACATTCCCGTAGGTGTTATTTGGTTCTCAGCCCACTTCATTAACTTAATTAACGAATCTACATCTCCATCAGTATGAGCAAATGCATCTACTAAAGGACGCATTGCTAAAGGATTCTCATCAGCTAGTCTCTTTAATTCTTCAGTGAATTTTAGATTCTTAGCATGAAGAGCATTTTCAGCAGTTTTGAATTCACTAGATAAAGTTTCAATAACTTCTTGTATAGGTTTATCATCAGGTATAGCATCAAACCAGTTCTTATTCCTTAAGCTCCAACCAGAGATATACTTATTTAAAGCGTACTCATCTAGTAAGAATTGCATCTTATCAATAATAAGATCCATTGCTCTAGGATCATCTACAAAAGGTTGTAGTTCTTTAACAGTTTCAGCAAGAGTAGATGCTTCTCTTCCTAAAGTATCCATAACTCTAGCAGAGGATTCAGCTACCTTTCTACCTAAGAATCTATCAGTTAAGTCTCTCATAGCAAAAGCTGCTGCTCTAGCTTGTTCTTCATTGATATACTCAACTTGGAACTTACCTAGAAGTAAATTCTTAACATCTTTATTCTCTGCAAATAGTTTCTTTACATCATTAACTGACATCTCAGGGTTTACAATATCTTTGTAAATAGCCCATGCTGTCTCGTTCATCTGTTTAGATGAGAATCTAAATCCATCTACTAATGCATTGAATCTACCTGTATCTCTAGCTTGTTCAGCAACACCCATGATAGCATCTCTCGATGTACTACCAACCATTAAACCTTTAGCTCTCATAGCTTCAGTTATAACAGGTGCAGGATCTCCTGTAGATATACCAGATTTAATAGCAGCTGTATCAGCTATATTTCTAGCTACATTACCTGGAGGTACTGATTGCCTAGCATTACCTGCTTCATCTAGTACAGGAGTTATATCAGGATCAAATTGATTAGAACTCTCTGGTGTATTCTTTAATTTCTCAATAGCAGCTATATTCCTTTCAGATGTAGCGTTCCTATCAGTTGCATCTAAAGCAGCATCTAAATCATCTATCTGATCTAATTCTGAAACTAATCTTTCTCTTTCATCAATAAGTCTAGCTTGTGTTTTACGAGATATATTATCACTTCCTAAAGCTAGTTGAGTGTCTATATCTTGAATCTTTAGAAGTTTATCAATATCAGCTTCTTTAACAACAGCTTGTTGTTTGTATGCATTGCTTGCTTCATCAAGAGGTTCAAACCAATCTAGTGTACGTTTACCACCTTTAAGTTGAATGAAGGCTCCTAATGTAGTACCAATGACACTTAATCCAGCAGTATCAAACATATTCTTATATTTCCTCACCCTTGGACTATCACTATCTAAAGTCTTTGCCCAATCAGGTATAGGTACTGATCCTTCAGGACCAAACACACCTGGGAAGAAATCATTTAATGCTCTCAAAGCATTATGTTCCTGACCTACATCGCTGAGACCTATGACAGCAGCTTCTTGAGCACTGAATGCACCAGTACCTATCAAAGCTTTCTGTACTTTAGGCATATCTACAGGTAGTTTCTGTAATTTACCAGTAACATATTTACCAGAAACTATAGAAGGTACTACTACTGAAAGCATCTTTCTTAGACCTTGGTGGAAGTCGTTGGGAGATTTCGTAGCTTTATCATACCAATTATCTAATGCTCCTAATCCTGGTAATACACCAACTGCATCCATTACCCAATCAGTAGTGGTACCCATGCTGATATCAGTTAATCCTCTAATAGCACCACTGAAGTTATTTAGAGGATCATTATATTTCTTTTGATTCTCTCTTCTTATTGAATCATATTTATCATGTGTCCAGCCGTAGTATTTCAGATACCATGCATCTCTCAATGTTTCTCTTTGTTGAGTCAGAGTTGGATCATCGCTCCAACCTGGAACCAAACCTTTATTCCTACCTATCTTATACCAAGCGTCATACTCTTCCCACATTTGGTCTTTATTCTCTTTCTTAGAAAGATCTACAGCACTTGTAGCACCTTTATAATTACCTTCAAATCTACCTTTTGGTATAGGAGTTTCTTCTGGTTTAGAGGAGCTTTCAGTGAATGTAGCACCAGCTTGTTCTGTAGCAGACATCTCTTTCAATTGAGCTAGCCTTTCATCTTCTGAAAGATTATTGACTAACTCTTGTTCTTGATCGTCTATAGGGTTAAAATTAGTTACTGCCATTACTTAAGCACTCCTGTAAAATAGTTATAATTGTATAAAGACTCTTGTTTTGTAGGCCAAAAGTTAATATTATTAGGATCTAATTCCTTACTTATAGGTATATCTGATAGTCCATAGTAATCTGCTAAACTTAAAACTGTACTAACTTTCGCTTTATTTGAATCACTTAAGACATGCCAATTATTTACTTGCCATGCAGATCTTTCAGCACGCCAATTAGCTACATCAGTTTGACCCTTCGGTATTTCTGCATCTACACCTTGTAGTTTAAGTAATTTATTCCAAAGTTCAGTCTTACTGTATTGTGGTTGACCATCAACTAATGGTTGTGTTAGATATAGTAAATCAATAGTATCATTCTGTTCAATCTCATTACCTAGTGTTGCAGCTCTAACAGTTCTATCTAAGACATCTTGCTGAATAATATCCACTGGTTGACCATTAATTGTTATCTTACCATCATTTAATTCAGCTCTAGTGAATATGTTATCCCATCCTTTTTTCAATTCCTCTGTCAAATGATCCGTACTAGCAGATGCTAAGTCAGGTTCAGGTACAAAAGCTAACCAAACAGTAGCGTTTCTTTCTCCTGTTCTTCTAAAGACACCTACTTTTTTCTCAAGCATTTCTCTAGTTTTAGCTAAAGCTGTATCTGTTTTCTGTGTTTCAGTTAGATTTTCATCATCTGCTACTTTTCTAAACTCTTCATAAAATACTTGTTCAAAAGCTTTTACAGCTTGCTTAGTAGTACCATCAGTAAAGTCATTTAGTGTACCAGTTTTCAAAACAGCTGCAATTTCAGCTTTAGATAAATCTTTAACCTCTTTAGATGAGAAACCATTCCTATTTAATATACCTAAATTTTTATCAATTTTATTCCATTTAGCTTTATAATCCTTTGGCATATACTGTATAACATCTTGGAAATCATTCCAATCATTACCTGCATATGCAGCGTTAATCCTTTGGTTAATTAAGAATTGACTTTTCTTTTCAGTAGGATTAAACAACATAGCTGTAGATAA